AGATTCGTATTCTGTATCCGAGCCAATGATTGCAAGGGTTTCAGCCGAAACGGCGAAAAGTAGTCGAGACTACCCAAGATTGCGTACGAACACGGACGGTGGTGACTTAAGGTACTTGGGGCTTTTAGAAAAACTGGCGTTTGAGGTTCTTGGTGTACAGCTCATGCCTTGGCAGCGCGTAGTTCTCGGCGACCAACTGGCTTTAGACGCTGATGGCAACCCAATGTTTAAGCAGTCGACTGTTTCGGTGGCACGTCAAAACGGCAAGTCAGTGGCGCTGAAATGTTTGCTGTTGTTTTGGTTGTTTGAAATGCCGAAGATTCGAGGCCAGGAGCAAACCATCCTCAGCACCGCGCATCGTCTCGACTTGGCGTCCGAATTGTTCCAGTCGTTAGCGCCAATTCTCGAGGAACGTTTCGGTGCCAAGGTGATTCATAGCTACGGCCGTCAACAAGTACAAATGCCAGCTGTTGGCGACTACCCGGGTGCGCGTTGGATTGTTCGTGCCGCCACACCGTCGGCGGGTCACGGCTTGAGTGTTGACCTTTTGCTAATCGACGAACTGTTCGGTTGCTCTGCTGAGGCGATTGAAGAGGGCATGATTCCTACACAGCGAGCGCGTAAACATTCGTTCTTGTCGGCTTGGTCTACTGCCGGCACGGAAGAGTCAACAGTGTTTAAACGTTGGCGTGAACGCGGCATCGGCGAGATTGATACTGGTAAACGAACCAAGGCTTACTACGCAGAATTCAGCCCACCGAGTCATTTAGATCCCATGAGCCCAGAAGCGTGGCCATGGGCTAACCCCGCGTTGGGTTACACACTTGACATGGACACCATTGAAGAAGAATCCAAGTCACCTAACAAGGGTGCCTTTATGCGGTCGGCTGTCAACTGCTGGATTACAGGTCACCGATCATGGCTTGACGCTGGCTGGTTCGCGTCGCTTGGGTCGGCTGGCGAGTTACCTGCCGAGGGTGGCTGGCTTGCCGTCGAGGCATCACAGGACGACAACCGTTTCGTTGGGGTGCGGGCTGTGCAAGACGGACAGCACGTCAAGGTCACCACTGAATTCATTGTTGACAATCTTCACGACTTGTGGGCAAAGGTGGATAAATCCCGCAAAGCCCACAAGGGTATGCAGGTTGCTTGTGGAGCAACGCTTGACGTTCACTTGTCAGAGTCACTTCGGGCTAGCGCCATCCTTGTCGGCCAGCGTGAGCTGCAACGGTGGACAACTGTCGTTAGATCCATGACGATGGCTGGCACAGTGCTGCACACTGGCGAAGAGCTGCTGATTCAGCAAGTTGACCGGGCGGTGCTTGTCAAGCATCAAGGCCACATGTCGCTTAGCAGTGCTAGAAGTCCCGGGCCTATCGAGCTGTGCCGTGCCTATGTCTGGGCAGTCGCCAAGGCTTCAGCGCCAAAAGAGCAGCGCAGAGTTTCTATGGGAATGTCACGATAGGTAGTTGCATTTGCAACAACCTTGTGCGATGATGAAATCACATGGCTGTATTTTCACGCAAGTCACCATCACCAGCGTTCGCATCAGAGCCTATTAAGGCCTCTGCTGGCGCGTCCCAAATCGGCAACTTCCTAACGTATACAGTCGGGAGCGACGCCTACAAGGCTCTGAGTGTGCCGGCTGTAAACAGGTCGCGCGATCTCATTGCTGGCATGGTCGGCGCACTCGAATTAAAGCACTATCAAAAAGTGTGGAACGAACGCGAACGTGAATACGAACGGGTGTACCTCCCGCTTGAACCTTGGATGGAAACACCAGATCCAAAAGTTACCCGGTCATTTTTCTTTACCCAAGTTTTTAGTGACCTTTTCATGTGGGGTGTTGCCTACGTTTACGTGACTAAGCGCATGGCGTCAGGCTTCCCATATGAAATGACGTGGCTTCCAGCTGCAAACGTTTCTTCAACACAACAAAGCGGATTCCCGCAATACTTCGGTCAGTCAAACGAACTGGAATTCAACGGCGTACCCATTGACGTAAACAATGTCATTCAATTCATTAGCCCAATTGAAGGCATTTTGCGAACTGGCGTACGCGCAATTAACACAAGCATTTACTTAGATGCCGCAGCCGACAGATATGCCCAGCTGGAATCAACGCCCGGCTATCTGCAACAAGTCGAAGGCGAAGATTTATCAGGCGAAGACCTCGGCGAACTGGCATCGGCATGGGCCGCAGCTCGTAAAAACAACGCAGTCGGCGCACTGTCTCGCCAAATTGTTTTTAAAGAATTTGAACAAAACCCTGCCGCCACCGTTGCTGATCAACGCAAATATCAAGCACTCGAAATTAGTCGTTTGTGCAATGTGCCGGCCTACTTGCTTTCGGCCCCATCGGAAGGGGCCTCTATGACGTACCAAAATGCACAGCAGGCACGTCAAGACTTGTATCTCTTCGGCGCGCGCTTGTATTTGGACTGCATTGAGCAGACACTTTCTGGAAACAAAGTTTTGCCAAGGGGACGGTTTGTCCAGTTTGACATCGAGTCCTATCTCGGAATTGATGATGAACCAGCAATGGAAACACCCGACACTCGAGACCCCATGGGAATTGAAAACTCTTTTAGTAGGAATAACTAATGAAATTACAGTTCACAGGTGCAGCCATCAGCATTGATGCAGCCGAATCAAATGAACCTCGCATTACTGGTATTGCAGTGCCGTATAACGTCACGGCATCCGTCAGCACGGGTCAGACTATAAAGCTACTTGCTGGCTCAATGCCTTCCGAAGGCCGAATGCCCCGTCTCGTTTTGGAGCATGACACTTCTCGCGTTGTTGGCGTTGTTGATCAGCGCCAAGACACCCCCGACGGCATGCTGTTTTCGGCACGTATTGCAGACACCACGGAGGGCCGTGACCTTGTCGCCCTTCTAAAAATGGGTGCCCTTGACTCCGTGTCAGTCGGCATCCAAGCCACAGATTTTGAATACGAAGGCGCAGTACTCGTAGTCAAAGCAGCGCAATGGGACGAACTCTCGGTCGTTTACGAACCAGCGTTCTCCGGTGCGCAAATAACCCAAGTCGCCGCTTCCCAACCTGACACACCGTCAGAATCAGAAGCAGACGAAACCCAACCCGACATTCCTGAGGAGGAAACCATGTCACAAGAAACCCCAGCGGTTGAGGCTTCGGCTGAGATCGTCCCAACAGCACCCATTTACGCAGCAGCACGTCGAGAGTTCAAACTCCCGTCAGCTTCTGAATACATCGCATCATTTATCCGCGGTGGCCATGACTGGGCACAAATGAACGACAACATCCGCGCCGCCGCGCCAGACGTGACAACGGCCGACATTCCCGGCATCGTCCCGACCCCCATCGTGGCACCGATTTTTAACTCGTTCGTAGGCTCGAGGCCTCTCGTCGATGCAACAACGTTGCGTCAAATGCCGACAGCAGGTTCCATTTTTATTCGCCCAGTGGTAAAAACCCATGGGAGCGTAGGCACCGCCACACAGAACACCACAATTACAGCATCAACTTTTGAAGTTGACGACGTGCAAATCCAAAAGACAATTCAGGGCGGATACGTTGAAGTTTCTGAAGCATCAATGGACTGGTCACAGCCTGAAGTACTCAGCGCATTGCTCGATGACATGGCTCGCGTTTACGCAGATCGCACAGACTTGCTTGCATGTTCTGAACTTCAAACAGGCACAACCAACAGCAACAACTTTGCAAACGCATCAATTAACGATCCTGCATACTGGGTTGAGTGGATGTACACCGCAGCAGCAGACATTTTGACAGGTTCAAATGGCAACTTGCCTTCAATCCTTGCTGTGTCACCAAACGTCTGGAAATTGATGGGCAGCCTCAGCGACACAGCCGATCGTCCATTGTTCCCACAAGTTGGCCCAATGAACGCATTCGGTTCGTTGAGCCCCGGTGGAGACTCTGGCTTTGCTTTCGGTTTGCGCGTCGTTGTTGACCGCAACTTGACTTCAGCAGGCATGACCATCCTCGACCCACGTGCCCTCGAGAACTGGGAAACCGCCAAGGGCGCAATTACCGTGGAACAGCCCTCACAGTTATCACGCCAAATTGCGTTCAGAGGGTACTGGGCCTCGAAGCTCATTGACCCAACGCTCAGCATCAAGGCTGCATTCGTCTAAAGAGACACAACTGCAAGAGAGGGTAAGCAATGGCTACAGGTATCACACTTAACAAAAGCATTACAAAGGCTTCTGCTGTTAGTGGCTTGTGGTCGCTTACCCTCTCTGACGTCAACGGCATTTTGCTTGGCGCTAAAGCTGACGTAGGCGGGTTTATGACTCAGGCTTACAACGTAAACAACGTGACAGTGCTAAGCGTAAACACCACCACAAACGTTGTTACTTGTCAGCACGGCAACGCCACAGTTGCACAGTTTTCTCCAGACGCAAACTTTCATTTAAACGTTGCATGGATTGACGCTGCATACGTGGCCGACATGCTCGGGTTTACACCAACCGGTGACGATCTGGCATACCTTGAAGAGTGTGTCGAGTCGGCCCAAGATTGGGCTTATCGTCGCCGTGCTGAAGCAGGCTGGAACCCACACCCCGGTTATCCGGGAGGCGCTGATGTCCGTCTAGGTACCGGGCTTTACGCCATGGGCCTTTACCGTGAACGCGGCTCAGTGGACTCATTCCAGTCTTACGAGGTAATGGCAACCGCTGGGCCTGTCGGCAACATCGGTCAAATCATGCGCCTATTAGGCATTGGTAGGGCTCAGGTCGCATGAAACTCGCGCGTAGCACGGTACGCCGACTCGACTGGTTTCTGCTCCCCACAGGGCCAGTCAGAGGTTTCTAATGGGTCGTATCAACACGGCTCGAGAACGCCTAGTTACAGTTCTCACTACTGCCAACATCACTGTGGTTTCGGACGCCCGCAACATACGCCCGGGCGTCGTCATTATTGACCCACCCGATATCACACGATCTACAACCAACCAGTTGCTTTTGTCGTTCCCGCTAAACGTGGTCATGGCCCCACCGGGCAATTTAGATGCGCTCGTACCTTTGCTTGATTTGCTAGACAAAGTGATTGACGCAACAGCTGCAACAAACGCAACCCCGACTGTTTACTCAACAGGCGGTCAAGAACTACCCGCTTACACGGTGACCGTGCCGTGGGTGGCATACCCATAAGGAGAAACATGGCAACCTACAAAGTATTGTCAGACAATTTTGCAGGCAAAGCCTGTGGAGAAACCGTCACAGATGAGGAGCTTGAAGGTTGCTCACTTGAGGCATTAATCGCAGGCGGACACATTGCACCGTCAGCAAAACCAACCAAGAAAACAGAGGAGGAATAGTCATGGCTATTTTCGTAAACAAAGATATTCAGGTCAAGGTAAACAGCGTTGATCTCACCGCATACGTGACCAACGTGGAAGTTGTCAAGGCTGTCGACTCCGTCGAGTCCACTGCAATGTCAACAACAAGCACAAACGGCCACACGTTTGTTGGCGGTTTGCAAAACAACACCGTTACCATTTCGTTCAACCAAGACTTTGCATCCACCAAGGTGCATGCAACATTGTCGCCATTGGTTGGATCACAAACGACCGTCGTGGTACGCCCAACCTCTGGCGTTGCAGCTGCTGGAACCAATCCCGACTTCACCCTGACCGGTGCGCTCATGTCTGAGTACCGACCCGTGACAGGTGCCGTGGGCGACTTGGCGACCGTCGGAGCCATCACGTTTACTGGCGGCCTTATTACTGAGACGGTCTAATGTTCGAGCTTGTCATCTCCACCGTGCTGGTAGATGGCAGCGAACACGTTGTCACTCTTTCAGTATCCAGCCTTCTCGAGTTTGAGCGCTTACACACCGTTTCAATCATCAAGGCAATTGACCAGAACCTTTCAATGGAATACCTAGTCTCGCTGGCCTACT